CAGTTCCTCATCTGCATAGCACAAGCGTGTATGGTGTTGGAGTATGAGCACTATGTGATGTACAAAGATCTGCAAAGCTGTGAAGCTGCAGCGGCGGTGAAGGTACAAGAGTTGTTGGCTTTGTTAAAAGACAAGCCTGTTGAAGCTGTAGCGTTTCGTTGTGTAGACAAAACCGACAGCAGTGTTTGAGGCATAGCCTCGTTTTTAAAGAAAGACTATCATGGCTACTACTGCCCCAAATAAAGATGCTGCTAAAGTGGCTAAGCTGCGTGAGATGGCTAAAGACAAATCTTTGCCACAAGATGTGCGCAATCAATATCTCGACCAAGCTAACATGCTGGAAGAGAAAGCTGCTATGGGCGCTGGTGTGAAGCTGGCTAAGGGTGGTTCAGTCGCCAAGGCTCCTGCTAAGAAGAAGCCAATGATGGCTAAGGGTGGTGCTGTCAAAAAGGCTAAGAAGTAATCATGGCTAAGAACCAGAACATTGACGACGACACACGTGCCCGTGCTCTAGCCTTTGTTGAATCACCACGTGCTGTAGCTGTAGAGGACGATGCCACCAAGCGCATTGCTAAACCGAAGGCACGTGTTGTTAGTAAGAAAGAGTTGGACGAGTCTGGTCTTAGCTTGCGTGACTTCCTCAACCGTGAGCGTGGTCTTACTCGTCGTAAAGACAAAAGCGAAGATAAAGTTGAAGCTGCAAAGAAGCAACTCAAGCTTGGTGAGAAGGTTAGTGCCGAAGAAGTTGACAAGGCTAAGAAGCAACTCAACCTCGCCAAAGGCGGTGTTGTTATGGCTAGATGTGGTGCGTCTGTACCACCTGCACAGAAACGGAAATGATATGGCTACAAAGAAAACATTCAAGCCCTGCGAAGGCTGTCCCACTCCTGCTAAATGCAAAGCAGCTGGTAAATGTCTTGCCAAAGAAGGCAAAGGCGGTAAAGGCGCTCTTGTCATTATGGTTGGTATGGCTAAGCCTACAAAGGCGAAGAAGAAATGAAGCCGGGTCTGTACAGCAACATTGCTGCAAAGCGTGAGCGCATTGCCGAAGGCTCTGGCGAGAAGATGCGTAAGGTGGGTAGCAAAGGTGCTCCTACAGCTGAAGCGTTTAAGCAGGCTGCAAAGACTGCGAAGATGGCTAAGGGTGGTGCTGTAGCCAAACAACAAGCCAAGGTTGCTAAAGTGATGGGTGAGTTCAAAGAAGGCTCCCTGCACAGCGGCAAAGGCGGCAAGGTGGTGAAGAGTCCTAAGCAGGCGATAGCCATTGCATTGTCAGAAGCTAAAGTGAAAGCTAAAAAGTAATGGCTAATGGAAACGGTAAAGCTGCTAAGGTTCGCAGTGTTGGTAAGAACTTGACAGCTGGTGCAGCCAACACAATCTACACCTGCCCAGCCAATCACACGGCTAGGGTGGAGTTGTTGTTTGTGGCAAACACTACAAGCGGTAACAAGACGGTGTCGATCCAATGGCACGACGAAAGCTTGGGCACTCAATACTACATTGTTGGTGGCTACACCGTTTCTGCTTACGGCTATTTGAAGCTCGATGGTAGCTATCTTGCCTTGAGCGCTGGTGACTACATTGTTGTAACACCAGAGGCTGGATCAACAATGGACGCTACAGTGAGTGTTGAAGAATACTTCGATCCGATGAATAACTAATATGGCTAAAGAACTAACAGAACAACATAAGCGCTTCCTTGAGGTGTTGTTTGCCGATGCAGGTGGCAACATCAATCAAGCTATGCGTATGGCAGGTTTCTCTGAAGGCTACAGCCGACGAAGCCTCACCAACTATCTCAAAGAAGAAATCATTGAAGCTACACAGCTTTACATTGCTATGGCAGCACCAAAGGCTGCAGTGGCTATGATCAACGCCATTGACGACCCTACAGAGCTTGGCTTGAAAGAGAAGATGTCGGCTGCTAAGGACTTGCTTGACCGTGCTGGTTTGGTGAAGACAGAGAAGGTGCAGGTTGAAAGCACTGGTGGTATTATGGTGTTACCTGCAAAGGAACGTGAGG